CATCTTCCGAGAAATAAAATATCTATTAACTATTTAGTCCTTAGATATCTCCTTTCATCATTAAAGCTATTTTCTCAAGTTTGTAGGCAAATTGATTTATATCGCCGATTAGATGTCCGGACAATAAAAAGCTGTGGCAGGCACGTAACGCGAGGATAAACCAAATGCGCTCTATTGGCTCATACTCACCAAGGAAATCACGTTTGAAGCGAGGCTTGCGATATTTCAAAAGTTCTTTGTAGCAGGTATCTGACAAACCTTTCTTGTTTTTCTTGAATCCATTAGGATAATACTTCGTCAGGAATAGCATAACCTTGTGCCTAAAGTCGTCACGATAACAGGCCATATTATCCAACGAATTTTGCCGAGTCTTCAAGCAATAGTTGTAGGCAATAGACATGAAATCGAGCAAAGTGGTGCTTTGATAAGGTAAATAGGTTTGCACGTCTTTGGCAAAGCTCTGCATTTGGAAGAATTGCTTCACGCTAAGAGGATCCGGATTATAATTGGGAACTAGTATTCTTACATATTGTTCTCTCATGACCGGCCTCCTTTCTGTTCCTGAAGTTTCCGATTGAGCTTCTGATTCTCTGCAAAGAGCTGGTTCATGATGTGGCGTTGGTAAGAGAGCATACCTTCAGTTCTACCGAGAGCACGGCCGGCATCGAATGCGGCTTGCAGTTCTAGTGTGGAGTACTTACCCATTTCGGAGGGTTGAGCCGTTGGTTGTTGGGTACTATTATTCCCCGACAAATCAATGTTACGCTGTTTGGACATAATACAACATTGTTTGTTATAAGTGGATAGACAAAAACGGTTTCGCCTGTCCCATTGTCCTACACCAGCGCGGCAGTTACGGCCATTAAGCCGTATCATGGGGGTACGAAACCGTTATACTTTATTAATACGTTCATGTATGGGCATAAAAAATGCCGACACAAAAATATGTTCGGCGGTCACCCGCCACGCTGATAAATTAGGACGGTGCAAATATGAGGAGTTATTTTGGAATATACAAGAAAAAATGAAAAAATAAGCTATTTACCATTTTCCAAATACCAAATATCAGTTACATAGTCATTTTATGACAATGTAACTGACAACAAACGTTCAATATCAATCTTCAATTTTGTTTTATATATTTCACAATGATTCTTATATTCATAATTACAGCATAACAAAACGGATAAAGAATTTTTCGTGTTATTTTTATATTGTTGTACACGTTGTTCCTTCTCTGTAAATTCCCCATTCAATCTATACAAATAATTAACATGCTGATTTTTAACTCTCATAGATATTGGTGTTAATATATCATGTTCTAAATTGTCATAAATCAAATGTCCTTGTAAAAACAAATAACAGTTTTCAGGTGTGAGTCCTTTATTTCTAAATTTTCTTTCCAAATTAATCAATTTACTAGAATAAGCCCTATTTAGATACAAAAGAGCATTATCTTTTTTCAAAACATTTCTCTTTAAATCCCTCAAATAATCATCTAATTTATATTCTGTTGTTATCTGTTTTCCTACATGAAGACATTCTCTTAAATCATCTAAGTTAATGGGCTCTCCAAGCGAAGTTTCTAACCAAAATAAATGCCACAACAATATAGGATATATTGTCTGGGAATACTTTGTAAGAAACAATTCAAAATCATCATATCCAACAGTAACCTTTGTTGCTTTTATACATAACTCTTTTAAAGTTTTAGGATGACATAAATAATTTTCTATCGAATAAACATATGTATGAAGTATATAAGGCGATGATATAATAGCTCGAGCTTCATCTGTTGAATCAATCAAATAATCATTATCGCTATCAACACATGCTATAAATCTATTACTCAAGCTATCAATATGAGATATAATATTTGACTTTCCTTTCTGAATTTCCCCATTGTCATAAGGTGTTATTTCAAACTCATACACTGAACCAAATGAAGTTAATAAATCATACCAAAAAGAAACATCAAATTCATCTTCAACCCAAACTTTAACAATATTAGGATTTCCTCTTAGAACCCCTTCATTTTCTGAAAAGTCACCTCCAAGATTTTCAACAAGACCTTCCGCCATAATAAAATCATTTCACTGTAATTTGTTTAACTTCCTTTACATGTTCTACCCATCCTCTAACCATGCTTGGTGCGTGCGTTGTTAAAATAATTTGGGCATTAGGATTAATTTTTCTAAGAATAGAAACAAATTTCTCTTTCCAAATAACATGAAGTCCCAAATCAGGTTCATCCATTAATAAAATACATGTTTTCTTATTGGTATTAAAAACAACAAGAAGAATATATAGAAGTTGCTTTTCTCCTGTTGATAATTGTAGATAATTAATTCTTGAATTATTTATCAAAAAATCAAAAGAACCTGTATCTTTTATGCTTGTTTTGTCAACAAAGAAAGAATCCAAATATTCATATATTTCACTTATAACTTTCTTTTTTACTATTTCTCTCATTTTTTCTTCAAAGAAAGTTCTAACACTATTTTCTTCATCCTTAAAAAGATCTAAAACAAATTGCTTTAGCTTATCCTTATCGTTTATTTTAGTCAATACATTTATGTCTTTTTTAGCTAAAACGTCATCTATTACTTTTTCCAAGAACAATTCTTTATAGTTCTTAGCAAACTCATCTATCGATTCTTTTTTTATTTCATCGCGATACATAGAGACAGACTCAACGATCAATCCGTTTCTTTTTACAATCTGATTATGTATCATTAAGTCTAAATTGGTTTTAATATCTTTATTCTCCAAGATATCAGACACATCCTTTAAAATAATGGTATCAAATGTACTTATAAAGTAGACATTCAATTTTTTTTTCAAATCCTCAAAATCTATCTTTTCGCCATTTTGTTCAACTTGAATCTTTTGAATAGTTACAAGTCCTTCCTTATTAAGGCCTGAATAACTATAACTACAGTCTTTTTCAGGTATAAATTCTTTTCTGTTACAAACAAATTTATTCCATTTCACAACTATATCATTTGCAAAAAAAAGTTCAATAGAGTCTACAAGTTTCAACGTGTCTTCCTCTAAAAACTCATTCTGCAATATAGAATTTACACACTTCAAGATAGTAGATTTACCACTTCCGTTAATTCCTCCAAGAATATTAACATCCTGATACAACTTCCAGTCTATATTTTTGTTACCAAAAAGTCTTTTTATCTTTATCCGGCTCAGTGAGAAGCTTTTATTTTCCATATTACATTGTATTTTATGCAAATATAGAGTTTTTCTATTTCCTATATAGCCAATATACCTCAAAATATGCAAACGAGAAATCAGTCTACACATTTTGAGATCCATACAAATTATTACTTTTAGTCAGATATTAATTAATATATTTCATAAACTCCTCCAGCGACCTGCACACCACATACTTGTTCCCTGCAGCCTCTGCCAGCTGTTGTCATTCTTTCTGGCTTTCGCTTTGCCCGTTCCTGCCGTACTTCATTTCGATGCATAGGCTGGCATAGTCTTTCTTTGGGATCAACAGGATCAGGTCGGCAACACCAGTAACCACGCCCTCCCGTTTGAAGATGGCTCCGGTGACAACATCCCGCCGAGAACCGTTCGGAACGGCGAACAGCAACTTCGCCAACCGAGGATATTGCAACCGGAACCAAGTAATACAGGATTGTTGGAGCTTCGATTCCTCATTCCGCATCCTGCACCTCCTCCACAAACGCTTTCGCCAATTTCAAATACGCTGGGCAAGGAACAGACTTCCTCTCCCATTCCGCCCATTTTTCCTCCCGTATTTTGCGTTGTATCTCACGGTCGTAGATCTCCCGCTGATGCCGACGATATGCCTTGAATTCGATCAAGGCTGCCATAATCACCATCGGATCGACCACACCATAGAACGTACCATATTCCCCTGACTTGAGCTTGAAGAAAAACAACAGCAGTTCAGAAGCTTTAAAATAATAATATTCAACCCGTATCATCACAGCTAGTTCCAAGACTTGCTGAAACGAAGGCTTCTCCTTAACCCCTGCGAATTTGTATAGGTCCATCAAATGAGCAATAATCCAAGTGTTTACCTGCTCATTTGGATAAGTTTGCGACAGCAATGCCAATGATGGAGCATCGCCCAAAAAGGACCGTTCTATGTTTTGGGCACATATCGTCTGTAAAGATGGGTTGAATGTCTTCGCAAAGCTTTCCCCATCCCCATATCTACGAATCACCGAATACGTCTTTTCTGAAGGCACTACGGGCATATTCCATGATTTCTCTATCGGTTTGTTGTTCACGGGCTTTCGCTCCGTCTGTATGTTTAGTATTTCCATGTTCTTGTTTCCTTGCCATTATCTGTGAGACAATTTCATTAAACTTCGAATTAATATTCGTCACACTGAAGTTTTCCAATATCCAACCGTCAGTGATTGAATCCAATAAGTACTTCAAAGCATTCAACACGCCTTGGTCGTCAATAGGTAAATTCTTCTTCTCCCGTTGAAATTTCAACTTCTTGAGCAAAGAAGACATATTTCCCGCATCTTTCGCACTCCAGTAATAGTTGGATGAGAAAAGAGCCTGATAGCGTTCCTCGAAAAGTTTCCTTGCTTCTGAGTTCAACGGATTAGGACGCTTTTTCGGTTTGGATGGTGGATTGTCCGATTGTGCACCCAGTTCCGCCTCCCGTTTCTTCAACTCTTCTTCCAAAACACGTAAAGCCTCCTCCTTTTCCAAAAGCTCTTTTTCTTTTGCTTTGTCAACCCCCTTGGGGGGTGTGGGGGGTATATTAATATTCTTAGTCTTTATCTTAGTCTTATTAATATATGGTTGCGGTTTAGGTTCACGGTTAGGTATAAGATTAGGTTCATGTTTAGGTTGTAGTTTAGGTATCAAATTTTGACACCTAAACTGACACCTAACGATATACCTCGTTTTATCCCGCTGTCCATTTCCTCCCGATTTAAATTCTATCAGACCTGCTTGAACTAATCTATTACGGGCTGTTTTCATCGAATTGACTGACACTCCCACGTCAGACGACACCTTTGCATCGCTACGCGTCCAGCTATCCACCCAGCCTAAACGATTCGCTGTTTTCAACAAATAAAAATAAAGCCTCGTTTCACAGCAGGTAAATTGCCAGTCTTCATCCAATTCCCAAAAATTATTTATAAGTTCAATGTAAGTCATCCTTGTAAATTTACGCTATCAATTTCTGACGAATCAGGTTCATATTCTTCTTCACCAGTTTTACTATCTGGTCGTGGTACTCGCTTACACCATTGCAGACGGATCGGGATTGGACGATATTCAGCGTCTTCAAGTTCACCTCTATCGTCTCGATACGCTTTCCGTCGGTATCTTTGGCAGACAGAATCAAACAATCCGACCGTTTATAATACCCATTACTATACACGCAATGGTGCATCGCCTTTCCTTCCTGATAAAACTGGGTTATACTCTCCAACGGGCAAATGACTATGTTGCCATCCGTGATTTTCATCCCAAAGAACTTTTTCATCCGTTCGTAGAAGCCGGCTATATCCTTCATGAGCTTTTCACGCCTACGGATAGCTGCTATACGGTTCCTTTCCTGTCTCAACTTGGCTTCTATTGCCGTTTTCTTTTTCAAGAGCCTATCATGTGCAACTTTCAGGTTCTTGGGACAGACATAATGCGCGTTATGCAAGTCCTTGCCAAAATAAGATAGTAAAGACATATAATCTTCCCACATAGAAGCGTCCTTAATGATGTAATGGTTGCGGTTGCAGATGTTGAACGACGGTTTATAGCGAAGTTGACAGAAGCCGTTTTTATACATGTGCTTCAACATGGATATTTGCCCGGTCTTGAGACACAGTTCCACATCATTTCCGCCTTTCAACAAGTCACGTATCAATTTTGACGGGATTACATCTGGGAACCATCGATTCAGTCCCCGTTTTTTCAATTCCGGCAGCAGCTCTTTCCTTGGATAAAGCTCTCCATATATCGCATACAAATCACCGTAATAGTTATATGGATTACTTCCATATTCTCCTTTGATGCTGAGAGGTGAACTATACGCAAATCCGTTACCTCCCATATTAATCGGTCGGGCTATGATTGTACGTTTTCCGTCTTCACGAATCCACTCTTGAACCACTTCTGTAAAATCATAATACACCGGAGAAGTTTCCTTCCGAACATTTTTCCAGCATAGTATATGCCGGATCACCTGGAACCCGCCTTTCACTTGCAGGATGGACATATACGCCTCTTCACGGATCTTCTGCTTCCGGCTAACCTTTACGTCCAATTGATGATGGCAATAAGGGCATTCGATTTTGTCACCCAATTTATCTTTACTCGTATTGACCCACATCTTACCACATTCGGAACACCATAGCTCATCCTTACATTTGTAGGCAAAATGGTCAAACAGATGCTCTTTGGCCCAGTCTTCCTGTTCCTTCGTGATGGCAGGCAGCTTTCCACTTAACTCCGTCACCCGTTTTTCCAATTTCGTTCTCGGCTTCATATTAAAACAGACTCATTTGTTGGACATTTGCATCTGCTTTTTTCTTTGCAGGCTTCTTTTTGAGCAATCGGTATTGCTCTTCGGCCAACCGTTTGATAGCCGCTTCACGGGCCGCATTCTTGTCCTCCTCCGTCAACTCTACCTTTTGATTGGAAGAAATAGAGCAACCGGAAGAAACTTTTTCTATCTTGATATTCTCTTCGTCATAATAATGTACGGCCATCCCAAAGACTTCTGCATCACTCATTACGACGGAAGTTCCCCGTTTACGGGCTTCTCCTAAAATGTAACGACAGCATTCATCTATATTCTTTTTAGGATTTTCAAACTTGGGAGCAAACAAGGGATCTTCTGCAACTCGTTGATCCAAATATTTCTGTATTGTATCTTTGAACTCTTTCATAACTTACTGGATTGTCATAGGCATTAATAAATAGGTAAGTTCTTCGCCCTCGGCTTGCTTCTCTGGGGCAATGAGAATAGCGGTACTGGGAGTGCCGAAAGAAAGTATCGAACGATCGCCGTCAATACAAGAAATCATATCTTGTATCAAAGTCGCTTTCACACCGATAATAAACTCCCTTTCTCCAAATTCTACCGGAATGGTTTCTTCCGCAGAAGTGGAATAATCCAAGTCCTGGGCCGATACAACAAGCTTATCATAACGGGCACTCAACTTTATAAGGCATGATACTTTACTTGAAAATACAGAAGTGCGCTTTATGGCTCCCAATAGTAATTTGGTATCCGTTTTCAGTTCAAGATTGTTGGATTTCGGAACAACAGCCCGCCAATTGGGATAACGACCTTCCACATTACGAAAAGAAATTTCGTAATCCTCGAAAGAGATTTCCGACCAATCGCTTCCTACTTTAATTGTTAGTTCTTCTTCAGATAACGGAATCAGCCCTTTCAAAACAGATGCGATCTGTCGGCTGATGATTACCGAACAGGTCTCTGTGCAACATTGTTTTTTTCTCTTAAACAAACCAAGCCCATGTCCATTAGAAGAAACAAAGATGATTTCTCCCGGAGCCGTTTCAATAGATACGGAGTTCATAATAGGGCGCAGTTCGTCTGCAGCTGCAAAATTGATCACTTTGGAGATACCGTTATTGAATTCTTCCGCCGTAGTCCGGATTTCGTCAAGAATCTCTGTCTTTTTCTTTTGTGGGAAAGGCTTCGAATCATATCCGACGACCTCGAATTTACCTCCATAATATTTAATAAGAATCGATTTATTGTCCGGATTGATATAAATATCAAGAGGCTGCTCCGGCAATGTTTTCAGCCCATCAAGAATGGAGGCAGGAACACAGATTGAAAGATCTTCCTCAGCCATACATTCCAAACTGGCCGTAATCCTGCCTTCGTCATTGGCAGTCGTAATAAACAACCGTCCATCTTTTATTTCGAACAGGTAGTTGCATACTATCGGAGTCGTAGATTTCGACGGAATTATTCGAGAAAGTTGCTGCAATTTCGCAAGCAACATATTTTTTGAAACAGATATTGTCATTGTGCCTAATTTTATGGAAGGCACCAGGTAAGTGGTTATTTATCGGATATTTACAAGAAAGTTTAAGACAATATATATAAACACAAAAAGTTGGATCTCAAACTTTCATTCAAAATCCAACTCGCTATTTCAACTGCAAATATAGAGGCTTTTTCTTAATCTACAAATTATTTCCGCCTTTTTTTATTTTTTCTTCAAAGACATACCTCAGTATCTTAATATTTAAACGATCAATGATACTAAAGTCTGTTTTTACATAACCAGCCGTAACCCGGAGCGGAGACGCATGATTTAGACATAACCCAACAACATCTAACCCAGCTTCAAAAACAACCTGAGCTATTGTAGCCCAAGAATGCCGGAATGAATATGTAGAAACAGGAGGCAAACCACCCAACCTCACAATATCCTTTATTCCTCTATTCACGCAATCATTAAAAGTTTTATCCGAAGCATATATTTCATTGAAATTAAACAGCCAGTCCCCTCTTCCTTGATATTTAAGAAACAAAGGTTTTACTAAATCCGGAACCTCTATCTCAATATAGGCCTCATCAGCTCTCCGCCCCTTTGTCTTCATTCTATTATAGCAGAGTTTTCCATCCTTATAACAACCTTTACCCAAATTGTAAAGATCCACCGTATTTATTCCAACCAGGCAAAACACCAACAATGATACATCTTTGGCGATATATGCTCTTGGTGGCATACCTCGCTTACTTGGTTTCAAAGAGGTAATATCAACATCAAAAAAACGCCTGAGAACATCTACCGGCAGCGCCTTCTTGTCTGCAATATTCTTAGGAGGTATCTTTACCACACGAAACGGATCATGCCTAATGCGCATCTCACCGGTATCGTAGTCATTAAATTTATCACATCCGGCCCTAAACATGGTTTTCACGCAATTCGGATAGGCATTCTTTTTCTGCCTGCTGTTTTTCATAGAAGAAATCCAATCCTTCAGAAAAAAGGACGTTATATCGGAAAAAGATATATTTGGGTTACCAAAGTAACTCTCCATGCTCTTAAGAGCTAACAGATAGTTTTTCGCACTTCTTCCCCGGCCTTCATTCTCCATTTTCAAGATAAACTCTCGGCCAAAGTCAGAAAACGAAATAGAGTCCCGGTCATTCTTAAGAAAATTCATAACCCTCTCCAAACCCCATCCTTCCGTATTGACACGATTCAAACGATCCAAATAAGTTTCTATTTGGACATACACATCTTTAATGATATAAGGGTCTGTTATATCACCATTCCGAACAAACTTAGCTTTGCATACCTTATTTGTCTTGATATATCCTACTTGACGAAGGTGAGTTACCCTGATATAAATAGGATATGTATTATCTTTTCTTTTCCCCCTGACACAAACTTTGAAATAAGCCATCACTGTAAACTATTTGTAAACGGAGCCTTTTATTCTGGCAAGACTTCCATGTTAAACCAGCAATGTAAGGAGGTAAAAACTGGTCAAATAGTCCTAAGTCATTATATCTCAAACAGCCACAATAACCTTTTTAATAATCAGTTATGGGAGATTAGCATTACAAAGAATATGCTTCAGTTAACAATACTGTCTGACATATATTTTAATCTATTAATTTCTAATCATTTACATATATGACTGTAAACTATTTGTAAACCACCCTCCAAAGTTACATATTTTTTCTGTGTAAATCTATCATCCAGTTAGCCCATTCATCCGTCCCGTAAGCCGGAATATCGAACCACTCCTTTTCCCTCAATTGCGGCAATAGTTGCATAATCTGATCCAGTTCATTCCGGAACCGGAAAACCTCTTCTTCCGTCAGCTTTACCGAATAATGTTTCTTGCATTCCTTTAATCCAGGAAAAGACTGGAGCAATCCCATAATCTCGGAGAAAGCGGAAGATTGACCTTTGTCTATCTTTAATGTGATTCCGGACATCTTTCCTCCATCTTTTCAAGTTGATATGACAATAGAGCATTTTCTTGCTCTAAGGCATTACACCGGCTAACAGCTTCCTTGAGCTGCTTCCGGAGTGAGGCTATTATTTTGTCTTTATCTTCCATCTATTTATATTTTAAATTAAAAGTTATGACAAAAAATTGTATCTTATATGATTGCTTTAATGCAATAGATGATCATTATCAAACTCTCATCTGTACATTAATAGATTCCAGAAAATCAATTTTAGTAAACTCGCTTAGTTTCAATTTATTAATGAGAGGATTTTTTGCTAATGAAGCTTACTATCGTTACTTATTTCATCATTCATATTATTTATCACTCAAATACCATTATGCTCTAATTATGGCTTTAGGTGCAAATTTCTGAACTATAGACTCAACTATCACCTTTTCTGCCTCCGAACAGATAGGGCTAAGTGTTATTTTCATTTTTGATAATAATTCAGGATTTATTTCTAAATCAAAAAAAGAAAGCTTGGGAGGGATTCTATCATATACAGCCTGCATAATTCGTTTTGGCATCTGGTTTATGTCTATATCTCCCCAAATATTAGGTAAAATAGTCAATGTGAAACGATGTTCTTTTTGAAAAGCCCAACATTTTCGTTTATATAAGCCTATCTTTTTTAGATTCATTTTCATTGCTCCTTCCCCATTTCCCATATCTTGTATTTGCACAACATCTCTCATTTCAGAAAATGGATTATCCACATATAATACTTTCTTAAAGAACATTTCCGAATCATTAAATGAAGGAACTACTAAGTAATCTTTCGTTACTATCTTTTCAATCGGCAGTATTGAACTTTTTTCATTCTTCGAATATACATCAACTCCATAAAACCTTCCACTAGGAATATGATACTTTAAGAACATATCACTATCTAGGCTAATTCTTATTCCGTGCATCTCTTTACCAGCATACATTTTCCATAAAGGAATACTTTCCTCTTCACTATCGGTCCAACATGACACGAAAGTATAATAACTAAGTTGGATATTTTTACAGGATAATCCTGCTTCTTCGCTATCATCAACCTTATCAAGTCTTGTAAAACGTATCGTTTTATTTTTCAATATGAGAGCTAAATTCTCAATTGATGTATAATGATGTATCTCCATAACTCTTTTTTATTTAAACAACCCCAACGCCGTAGCAATATTACCTCTGCGATCACAGTTATTATGTTTACTATTTCCTTGTGAAAGGATAAGTCTACAATATTACATCCGCAACCACATGCTGCTTCACAATCCACAAACCACGCACCTGTTCAATATCGATATCAAAATCATCATGGTTCTCCCGATCTACAGACCGGGCTATCCAAAATCGCTTGGCCAAAGAGGGATCACTATAGCGACGCAAGATCTTAATATGACCATGATAATCTCCGGTCTGCTTATCTTCGACAACAATTCCGAATACATTCCCAAACGGAATTTGATTAGGGAACTCTTTCTCAAAGCTGAAACGTTTCAAAGCAATCCAGCAACCGGATGGATAGGCCGGAGCCATCGAATTACCTGCGACTTGGGCAATTGCTTCGCAATCTTTACAATCAGGTAAATACCAATATCGCTTTACAGAGTCTGTACTTCCTAACAACTCTGCATTTCCGCCTGAGAACTTGAAATCAACCTCTGGCAATAACTTTAATCCTTTCTCCATAGCTTCTTTATATTCTGTTTCGGTATTAATAACTAAGTTAGAACCAGACAATTCCAATTCCTTTTTATTGAAATAATCTATTATGATATTAGCATTCGCCAAAGTCGGTCTTGTATTTCCGTTTCTATAATTTCCTATAGAAGCTTCCGTTATACCCGTATCTTTAGCAATCTTATAATTTGATAAGGTTGAATTAGAAATCAGCTCTATCGCTTTCTGCACTATTTCAGCTTTACATAATTGCATACTTTAATATTTTAGTATATTTGCGAAAACATTTAATACTTGCCATTATGACAAACAAAGATTATATCAGACAATCATCTGGACTTCCACAAGAAGTTAGAACAGCTTGTGATACCATCTTTCTACATGAATATTACAAGTATATAGAAAAAGACATCAAGTCCTTCAATGATGGATTACGTCTTGGGCGTATCACCGCAAGGACGATCATAAACGAACTCAAGCTTGCTCAACAAAATATGAGTATTCCTTCCAGATAGATCATCAAGTAATAAAAACAGCTTATCAATATTATGTTGTTTTATATTCAATGTTTTAGCCACATTAACTTCTGAGTATACATCAATAAGACAACCTATAACTAAATCTATTGTATCTTGTTGGTTAACTCTAACCGCCATATCTAAACTATAGATAAGAGATGTTACATAGGAGCTAAGATCTTTCTTTGCAAGAAAATAATCTCTTAGCATGTCTATTATCTTATGTTGTTCACTAATTATACCTTTAACTGTTTTGGTTTCAAAGTCTTCAAAAGACTCTTTCATTTTTAATTCAAAAGCACTCCTTATCCTTTTCTCAACTGTCAAATAACTAACCGCAAAAAATACCGCAAGAGATGCTACCAACAAAGACAAAACACCGACCAATACACCCATCCAATCCACAGTCATTGGTTCACAGCGCAAAAGCACACATGATACAGAAATCAGACTGATAATCAGCGATAGTCCAGAAATAGCCAAAGATATCTTATTTGTCATAAATCTTAAATAACCTTAATTACTATAATATTTTAGCACAAAACCACATATACTAAAATATTATAGTATATATTTGCACCTGTAATAATTAATACAACATCAAAGGTAAAGAAATTAGTATATATATAATAATGTAAGGAGGTAAAAAATGGAAAAATTAACCCTACAAAGTCATGGAGCAAGTGAGCTGTCTTTCAAAGACAGGTATGAAGCACTTGATAAAATCCCAACGCCCAAGCAGGAGTTCGTTCGCCGGATTGCTAATGCGACAGAGCGTACAGAACAAACTGTTTACAATTGGTTAAGAGGCACATTCAGCCCCGATAAGCTTTGCAAAAAGGCTATATCTAAAGAATTAGGCGCACCTATAGAAATTCTTTTTCCGGAGGGAGAATCATGCATGCAATAGAATTCTATACCACTCCATCCGATGAAGTAATCATCAAAGAACAGGGACAGCCGGAGCGCCAGTTAAAGGAATCGGATACCGACTTTATTCAGCGTTTTCTAGAGGTGCTGGAAGAGTTCTATCCGGAAGCTTACACGGCACTCCGTAAATATTACGCCCGTTACGATGGAAATAAATGCTATCGGGATTTCTTGGCTGTACGCCGATTTATCAAATGCAACTTCGGGTTGTATGACAATATGATCGATATTGATGAGAACTGGAACTTCAAGTTTGAATTTGTCGGTTGTCCGCTGCGTGGAGAATGCGATGGCTTCAAGAAAATCTGTGAACCGAAGTTCAATAGCACACTTTCAGACAGCCAACTTAGGGTGATGGAGCTTTGCTACTATGGCAAGAAAGACGAAGAGATTGCGGAAGCGCTTTTTATATCGTCCCACACCGTAAAGAATCATCGGAAGAACGTGTTCCGAAAACTCTCAATACACTCTATGGCGGAGTTTATGCGATATGCAAACGAAAAGAATCTTTTTAAAAGCGAATAATCATGCAGACCGACACAACCTATCCAGATATTCCTTCTTTTCGGAAAATCGAACTTGAATACCTCGCTTGGCAAATCACCAAGATACAAGCCGGAACCAGAGAGTTTATCGGACAAAAGGAAGCACATATCCGCTTTGGACGGCAGAATGTGGAGCGATGGGTCTCGGAAGGTACTTTACAGCGTTACAAACGGCCGGGCAAAATCGAATACAGGTTGGAAGACTTGTATAAATGCGCCCTGGATCCATACGATTACTAAATGAATTATTAACACGGCAAGGCACTCCAGGTAAAGGGTTATCGGAGGATGTTTACAATATAAATCCAACTCGCTATTTCAAAGACAAGTAAACGGCTTTTGCCAATTAATCATTGATGTATGAAAACAAATTACTGGAAACTCGCTCAAGTAGCGAGGTGGGGATTTTACATCCTGTTTGGAACGCTTGCCATACTTGGTATTATCGCTATTTGCTTGGGGTATTTCCAGCATATAGTTACGGCATCTGGTTGCGTGGCAATGGTTTACACGATAAAGAAACATTGGTAATTAATTTTTAAACAATAGAATCATGTCAAATCAAATTCAAATTAAAGTAGCTGAACTAAATCAGCTAAATCCGCTCATGATAGCGGATGATAGCCGGGTTGAACAGAAGTTCATACTCATGTACAATGCGATCTGGGGAACCGGCCAAGGAACACAGATTTATGAAAAGGAAAAATTCAACTTCCGGAAAATCTTACAAGACAAGCCGGAACTGCAAAGATGTTCTCCACTGTCCCTGTACGGCTGTTTCTTAGATATTGCCGTAAACGGCCTGTCTCTTGATCCCACAGGACGCCCCCACTGCTATATTCTCCCCCGCAGCACGAAGACCGGCTATAAAGACAACAATGGCAACGACATCTATGAACTGCGTGCTTACCTTTCCATCACCGGTTATGGGGAATTGGTTATGCGCCAGCGTGCCGGACAGGTCCGGTATGTAGATAATCCGGTTGTTTGCTATGAAGGTGACACATTCTCACCGGGATTGGTTGACGGAGTAAAGACCGTGACCTACCAGGCGGCCTGTCCCCGCAAATCAAATAAGGTGATCGGTGGTTTTATCCGTATTGTCCGCGCCGATGGGACTGTAGACTGGCATTGGATGATGGAGGGTGATATCAAACGCTTAGAGGCGTACAGCTACAAAAACAACCAACGTTGGAATCCGCAAACCCGTCAAAAAGAAGGTAAGGCGAATGCCCTCTATACTTCAAACGAAGGCGGTATCGATCCTGGGTTCTTGGAAAGCAAACTGATTAAACACGCATTCGACGGATATCCCAAAGTCCGGACCGGAAAGTTTACTGTATTCGAAACTCAAGAAGAACCGCAGGATATTGACTACGGATTAGAACAAACAACCGTTATTCAGCCCAATCAACCCGGACAGCAGCCACAAGCCCTCCAACCTCAATCGGAAAACCCTTTACAGGAATTCGGAGAGCAACCACAAGCGGAACCGGTACCCGCATCAGGTATAACAACCCCAATATCACAGGAAGATGAAGACGCCGGATTTTAATAAACTCGATCAATCACTTAAAAATTTATCACAATGGATACACAAGCTAACAATTCTCTTATTAAAGTGGAAGAATTCAATCAGATCATGCAATCGGCTCCTGCCACCTTGCAACGCAACCAAACTTCCGTATCGACATGTAACCAAGCCGGACAAACACTTCTGGACACCATTGAAGCGGAAGGAGGTATTAGCTCGGATGAACTGGATGCGAAGGTCTCAGAGTATTTGACAAAGACGAAAATAACAATAGAAAACATGAACAAGCGTCGTAAACCATTGACGCAACTTCTGGCTACGGTCAGCAAGTCTTTTACCTCTTTGGAATCGGCTATCGACGTCAAATCGGTCACCACTATTCCTTATAAGCTCCAACAGGCCCGTAACAAATACGCGGCCAAGAAGATTGCCGAACAAAAACGACGGGAAGAGGAAGCTCGCCGTAAACAGATGTTGGAGAACGAAAAGGCTCAATACCGATCGGATATCTCTGTCATGTTGGATACAGCGTATGCCGCATACGTTGAAAAGCATATCAATGCACTAAACAGCATGTTCAACCGCGCTACTCTCGCTACCTACAACGATGTATGCCGACGAATATCCGAAACAAGTATAAATTTCTCCTGGAGTGCTTTTGTTGAAAACGTTTCTGACAACAAACAAACCTTCTATATGGACGCAGAAACCCGTAAGGCAATAAAAAATGAAGTCGCTATACAAAAGAAGAAAGATTTTACAGAACGTTACCGTTTTGAAATAGAGGGTACAAAGCAGGATTTGATCGACAAACTCCCCAGCCTCCGCAAACAACTGGAAGAACAGGAAGAGCTACGCCGTACCAATGCGGTTGAAGCTGCCCGTATGGAAGAAGAGCGAAAACAACAGGAAGCGGAAGAAAGAAAAAAGCAGGAAGAAGAACGCAAACGCCGGGAAGAAGAGGCTAAGGCCAAAGCGGCTGCTGAAAAGTCTGCTGCCGAAGTACAGGCAGCATTTGATTTCTCAGCAGCCAGCATGTCCCCTACTCCAACGAAAGCCAAGGTCAAGAAGAAGATCCAGATAACCAATCCACAAGGATTCATGCAGGTATATCAGATGTGGTTCATGCGCGAAGGAATCAATATGAGCATGGAGGATCTAGAGAAGGTACATAAGAAGATGATTACCTACTGCGAGAAAGTTGTGAATAAGGACGGAGAGCAAATCCAGTCCGCATATGTAAAGTATATCGATGATGTAACAGCCAAATGATATGAAAAAGAAACTCTATCTGTCCTCATGGATAAACTTCGGAAAATACAGACGCGAGCCAAGTATTCTGAAAAAGATTCTCGATACGGAAGAGGGCCGCAAATGGTTCCGGTGGCTGATGGATAACACCTACAATTTCGAATTTGACTTTGCAGTCATTGAATATCTAAAACTCAAGGAAGAAGATGCAAGATATGTATTACCAACGGTCGGAGGTTAGCAACTCGGACCTTACGGAACTAAAGAACCTCCTCTATCCCCGTACCCAATACGGGGATAAGGAGAAAGCCTTCAAATTCGGCAGCCTAATCGATGCGATGATTACCGAACCGGAAAGGGTCAGGTATGACAAACGCATGGTGGACGATATATTGTATTCCGGCGAGGATTGGGAACTGGCAGAAGCCATGAAGAAGTCCCTCCGCATGGAAGCCCGACACGATCCTTTCCTGGCCCAAGTGCTTGCTAAGGCGGAAACTCAACGATTCATGGTCAATAAGAACCAATGTTTCCAATATGGCAACTTCAAATACACGCTCGATACCCGGTGCAAATGGGACTGGTGGCTTCCGACCTACGGATTTGGGGGAGACCTGAAAAGCACTTTTGCCAGCACACAAAAACAATTCGATGAAGCTATTGACTTTTTCGATTGGGACCGTTCCCGCGCCTGGTATATGGATATCGCAGGCAGTCGGCAGGATTTCATCTATGGTATCTCCAAGAAAAATCAAAAAGTGTTCAAAGCATTCATTAAACGAGGCGATACGATTTACCAGAAAGGTAAAGAAAAGTACGAAGAACTTGCCTTCCGGTGGTGGATGCTGTTCGGTTGAAAATAAATAGGATATCCTTTTTTCGGAAGATATATTTTAAAGACAAACAGACATGAATTTAAACATCACACCCATAGATAAAATATCCAACGAGTTGGCAGCCATTAATTCCTATCTGAATATTACCATGAGTGAAGAAGTCCAAGAAGCTGTCCTACGTGGAAACGACCTTGCCGTCTATATCGCCCGGACCGGGAAACTGTTAGCAGATGCCAAATACCATCTGAACGGGAAAAAGAAATCGGAAGTCTTCGATACGTTACGGGAAACAGCCTCACGTGCCGGGGCTACCTCCAAGGCAGTAAATGCTATCATTGACAGTCTGTGCAAAGATGAACAATATCTTGTCGATTGGTGTGAGCGTTTGAACCGGACCGCGACTCATCAACTGGAATGGTGTCGCACTGTAATCAGTAAAGCAAAAGCAGAAATGGCCTTAGCGCCCCAAAGTTATAACAATCCTAAATTTTAAAAAGTATGGAAGATGAATTAGTAAAAGAACAACCTGTGTATGAAATTCAGAAAGTCAAACTTAAAAACAATCAGGTAACAGCTGACTACACAGAGCGATTTGTAGAAGCAAACTACAAGAACGAAGTAACCAAATCATCCCAGCAATTCGCTCATCCGGACCTGTTATATGCTATGAGTTTGTTAAAGACTCATGCCGTCAAGATTTGCGAAATGCAAGAAGCCGGAGTTGTAAATATCGAAAATCCTTCGGATGATGATCTGAACGAGAAACTGAAAAATATCGTTGTCACGGGGTATAGCAAAGGTGGATCAGACGAATCGGCCGGTGTTTCCATCCAGGCACAAAAGCTATTGAAAAGCGGACAAGTCCTTAACCTTTCCGTCCCGTTTACAAAATTCGAAGACGAATCCGGCGAAGGATATCCGTATGGGGATGCTTTAAAACAGGCGGTCAGCCGACTTGACTACGAAGTGGACGCTTACTTGTTCGGCGGAAAATATGGAATCAAACAAGAATCGTTCGATTTCGATGTTCCTGAAGAATCCGATATTACCGGAGAAGCAGAGCCGAAGCCGAAGAAACGCGGCCGCAAGAAAAAAGCAGAAATGGAGGAAGTCGCCGAAGATACAAAAGCGTTTGACGAATTTGCATAACACCTACCACTATGACAATTACACTGCAAAATACAGAGAAAGGACAATGTTATGCGGTGAAGTTTGACAGATACCGCCAGCAGGTTGTAGACAAGCTGAAAAGCTCTGTTTCCATCCGCTGGTGGGACAAACAAACGGGCGCATGGCTAATTCCGGCAACCAACAAATGCAAAGCAGAATTGGATCAATTGACTTATTATGTCCGCCATTTCGAACCGGTACAGTGGGGAACGGTTGCCCAATTACAGACAGAGGAAGATGTTGCATTCCAAATACCGGAAATGCCGGAACTGGACGGAGATCATGGATTGAAAGTACAGCCTTACCCCTACCAACTGCAAGGAATCGCACGAGGCTTACAACTGAAACGGTTTATCAATGGGGACGATATGGGCTTGGGCAAATCATTAGAGAGTATCGCCACTATCAACAAGGCCGACGCCTTCCCCTGCCTGGTAATCTGTCCGAATGTTGTCAAGATCAATTGGCAAAGGGAATGGCATAAGTTTACAGACAAGAAAGCGATGGTATTAACCGATTCCGTCCGCGATAGCTGGCCTTTCTTCTGGCAGACAGGCATGAACCAGGTTTTTATCGTAAACTACGAAAGCCTACGAAAATACTTTGTCCGGCGGATCACGAAAGCAGAGAAATGGACACTGAAAGATGTCGAGTTTCACAACACGATCAAACTGTTCAAGTCCGTGATAATCGACGAATCGCACAAAGTCAAATCAACGGCCACCCAACAGACCAAGTTTTGCAAAGGCATTGCTTCCGGGAAAGAATATATCATCTTGCTGACCGGTACGCCCGTTGTCAACAAACCAAAAGATCTGGTTGCACAATTGGGTATCATGGACCGCATGATCGATATGGGTGGATGGAAAGGTTTCATGCTTCGGTACTGTTCCGGTCCCAACCAGGCAAGCAATCTGAAAGAGCTAAACTACAGGCTTTGGAAACACTGTTTCTTCCGCAGGGAAAAATCGAAAGTACTCACCCAGTTACCGGATAAAGTCCGTCAGATCGTTTCCTGTGAAATCACGAACCGAAAAGAATATATGGATGCCGAACGCGACTTGATCGATTATCTGAAACGCTACAAGGAAGCGGACGACGAAAAGATTCAAAAGTCACTGAAAGGGGAAGTTATGGTTCGTATCGGTATTCTGAAAGATATTACCGCACGCGGAAAACTGAAAGAGGTTATCGACTTCGTGAAGGACTTTCGGGAGAATGGGAAAAAGATCATCCTGTTCTGTAACCTGCATGAAATTGTAGACCGCCTGATGATAGCTTTTCCTTCCGCCGTCTGCGTCACCGGACGACAGAATATGCAGGAGAAGCAGGCTTCTGTCGATGCCTTTCAAAAGAACCCGAAGACGGACGTTATCATCTGTTCCATTAAAGCGGCCAGTGCCGGTATTACGCTCACAGCAGCCAGTGATGTCGCCTTTATTGAGCTACCTTGGACGTATGCAGATTGTGATCAGGCAGAAAGCCGTGCCCATCGCATCGGGCAGAAAGACTCAGTGAATTGCTACTACCTGCTCGGCCGTCGGACGATTGACCAGAAGCTCTACAGGATCATTGAAGAAAAGAAGCATATCAGTAATGCCGTATTGGGGGCTGAAGATAATATCCAGACGAATATTGTTGATATGATGGCAAATCTTTTTGATACGAACGAAGAGGAGGAATAAGAAAGGCAGCGCCTCACAGCGCCACCCCCTTGCAACCGGAAACAAATATATCAAATAAAGACGACTATGGCAAGTGAGGCATTGAATAAATATATTGAGAAACGTTACGACAGGTGGCTGGATTACGCTAAGTATCACTGCTCACTTGCCGGAATGACAGACGAAGCTATTGACGTATTGAACGAGGTAATGTGTATGCTGCTTCAAAAGCCCCCCGAGCATCTCTCCCGGCTAATGGAAGCCAAAAAGGGTAAATATACTGAACTTGACTTCTATATCCTGCAAATGATAAAACTAAACGTTACCTCGGACACGTCTCCATACCGGCATAAATACAAGCCTATTCCGGTAGATGAGAATGTGGATTGGCGACGGCTGAATATCATCGACGAACCCGATGACAGCCCGGATCATACCGAATATATCCGGGAACGTATGCAGGATATCCGGAACATAATCGATCAATTAAGCTTATCCGAAAAAGCCAAACGGATCTTTGCTTGGAAATTCTTTGCAGGAGAGTCTTTCGCTGATTGGCCAGGACCAGAAAATAGGAAAGATTTATATGAAACCTATAAAAGTGTTTTCAATGCGGTAATGGATAAGAAGAATGGGAGGTTATTGTTGTGATATTTAAGACCTCTTCCATGCTACGATACAAGAACAATCGTAGCATGGAAGAGGTTTTTCAGCCTGCCCATACGGGTTCGTCACGTGTTTGCGTTAGTAGGAAGGTTAGAGATTTTACTAACGGCTGGGGGGCTTCTTCTGCCCCCCATATATAAGTTATTTTACTTCCTTAATCGTCCATTTTACATCATGGTCAGCGCGTATTTCAAAATTACTTAGCATTTTACCATCAGAGTCCAAATGAACCACATCCGTATTCATAATGATAGACTTATGCCCCTTTAATGATAATTTAGACATACGACTTTCTAATTCTCCCATTTTTGAATATTTGTAATGAACTTCTTTCTGTGACAATTTTGAATCAATATCCTCATCTCTGAAAACACTATCAAATTTTTCTTTTATATCTTCATAATAATAAGAAGTAGGATCCGTCCAATCAAAGCAAGAAGATAATAGCCGACAATAGGTTTCTTTACCACTGACAACCACAACCGGTAATGCTAAATTATAAAAAATATCTTCTGGGAATTCTAATTCTCCATTTACATGAGTAGACATATAGTATACTCCCAATATAAAACTAAAAAGATCATGCTTACCTTCTTTATATTCATTCCGATTATTCGTAATAATATATTCTATTATAAGTTGTGGAATAATATACTCTGGCTTAAAAGAGGCATCTGTATCTATTACAACTATTGATACACTCATAATAAGCGGTATTTTTTTCAATACCTCCGCCAACCTATCACTTTCCAACTCATCTTTTTGTGGAACCCTCAAATCTAATACCTGAAATTCATTTTTAACCACAAAACGAGAAATCATTAGATCATCAAAACGAGGACGTCCAAGCTCTTCCCTGCAAACGTTAATACTTTTTCCTAAATATAAACAAGGATATCCAGGAGCACTATAACGTTGAGTCTTCACTATTCCCCTTTGATTTAAAGGTATATGAAACATTTCTTCAAAAGTAAGTTTTTGATATTTTTCAATAGTCCTTGCTTTATATAAAACATATCCTGGTTGAATCGGGAGATATGAGGCCTTATAAAGAGAGTCCGATAAAATTTTTGCTATAGACTCATATGCTAAGCTATACATCCCTTCATAATAATAATTCACAGACTCCTTTAGATAGTTATTACATTCTTCGACCTTTATTATAATATCATCTATATCTGGTCCCAAAAT